CCACCTTCTCTACGAGGTAACCAGAAGTCTTCCAACATTGACATATGATTTCTATCGTCACGAATTTCACCAGTTGATGCATCATAGACCAACTTGTTACGATAACGACTCATCACATCTTTTAGGTATTGTTCCGCTTTGATTTTCGGAAGATTACCAACGTCAATGTAGAAAATTCTACGTTCAGGCGCTCTTGAAATACGATAGATAACCAGTGCGTCTTCAATCATTCTTAACTGATTGACAGGTTTGATTGCCTTATGTAGATAAGACAATACTGTACCTTTAGTTTGGTCAACCAATCCAGAAGGACAATATGTAATGGAATCTGCCGTGATTTTTAGTGCAGCCTGTGGTGTTGCACTATTGTCTACTACCTTTTCATTGTACAGATAGTATTCAATCGTTGCCTTTGTTTTATCAATACCAGTAATTGGGTCAGGCCTGTCTTTTATGACTTCCCTTACCTTCTTAATTTTTCTGGGGTCAATATAACGAAGTTCCTTGATTCCTTTTCTTGTCTCTTTCTTATCAATTACTTTGTGGTAATAGATACGACCATCGACATACCATCTACGAAAGATGTCATGTCCTTTGACATTGAAATCAAGTAATTGAAGAACTCTGTCGAACTCTTCATGAATACGTTTTTTAACTTTATCAGAATACTCTAACCTGTCTAAACGCAACGCAACAGGGGCATCGTACTCATTTGAAGCGATGCCTTCACTAACGATATCTTCAATTGCAGAATCACACTCTGGTTGAATCGCAATGTCACGATAACGTCTGATTAAATCGTTTTCTGTCTTGTCTCGTCCATCAACATCCAATGTTTGACTATAGAAACCGCCACCAGCGACTTCAATAGTACCATCATCAGATGAAGGGAGAGTAAAAGACTCTCCCTCATCCTTTGAACGAGTGATTTTGAAACCAAATAATTCAGCCATAATAACTCCTATTTTCTACTACTATTTAGTAGGTTTCTAGAAGTTAACTGCTGAGGCTTCAAAGTGGTGATATCTCCAAGTTACTCCGAACTCTTCAATAGCGTTAGCAGTCTCATAACTTAATTCGATAGGTGCAACCACTTGTGGGAAACATCCACGAAGGATATAAGACTTGAGAACTGTATCATCACGGTCAAGTTGCTCAACAATTAGGTCTGCTTGGTAATCAGCAACATTGATAAGACCAGTATTCGTCACAGTGTCATTCATGGCATTCTGCCATCTTTCCATTGCGTTACGAACCATGAAGTCAGTATCGTTAATGATTGTTGTTTCCCAAGTGTCAAACTCACTATCACCTACGATGTAGAGATTTCTACCTCTGAAGGGAATAGGAATTTCACCCATTGTTCTGCCAGGCAACGCAGCCGCCTTGACAAGGAATGAAGTTCTTCTTGCATCTAAACCAGTTGCAATTGCGCCAGGCGTGTTCATAGTTACACGAAACTGGTTTGCTCTTGCACCACCACCTGTAAGTTGTGCCTTAAATTCATCAATAGTAGCCATCTAATTAACCCCCTATCTCTGAAAACGCAACCCCTGTCCTTACGGCAATGAAGTTGAGTTGGATGAAGTTAATTGAACGAGCAGGTTTGATGAAGATGTCTGCAACAAACTCGTTTCGGTCAATGACCTCACCTGTGTTATTTGTACCATCACAAACTACTGAGAAGTCTGTGATACCTCTACGACCTTGAATATCTCTCAAGAACGGTTCTACCAAGTTTCTGAACTGGGCCTGAGTAAACTCATCGTTGAACTCAAACAGTTGGAACTTAGCGGCAGTTGCAATTGCCTTCTCAAGAAGGATAAACAACCTACGAACATTGATTCGGTCAAATGCACTAGGCTTAGAAAGCGCAGTCTTATCACCGAACAATACTGTTCCTTGGCCTGGGAATGTTACGACAGGGTTAATTCTGGCAGGATACAATGTATCTCTTTGTGCCTTGGTTGGGTTAAACGCAAGTTTAACTGCACCACGAATTTGACCTCTGTTGAAACCGCCAGGCGAGAAGAATGGGTCTGCAACTGTGTCTACGTTTGCACAAAGACCAGCAATGTCACCATTCAAAGGTACGAAGCGATATACATCGTTGAACTTGTCGTACATATACTTGTATCCACTATCGAATACTGCATAAGACGAACTTGCAAGTCCATCGAAGAATGTTTTTACGTTTGCGGCTTGAGTAATTGAACTTGAGATATTGACAACATCTTCTCTACGAGGAGAGATAAATGCGACAACATCTTTTCTTGCTTCTGCAATATCAATAAGATTAGTTGCATGAGTAGTTCCGTCTGCACCAGCAGGAGCAGTACCAGCCATGATAAGATTTACATCAACTGTTTCAGCGTCTGCAAACTCATCGTATGCAAGTTTCAGTTCACCAACTGTTACTGCATAATCATCTGTACCACCAGCAAGGTTGTCATCTTTGACGCCACCTTTACCAGCAGTCGATGCGAATGTAGTACCAGCAACTGGGTCTGTACCAGCATTAGACAATGATGCGTCATGGTCTAACCAGTAGATAAACTCTGACTGACCGTAGATTACATCTGGGTAGTAGTTAGTTCCACCCTGTGCCGTCTTGGCAGATGCGGCTTGTGATACAAATGCAAATGTCTCAAGTACAGAATTTGTTCTTTCACCAGCAGTATCTTTTCTAAAACCAGAGATGTCACCTGTTCTATCAAATACAACAACGTGCATCTCATCACCGACAAGACCTTTACCAGTTGCGTATGTAGATGTGCCAGGAGCGGCATCAAATAAGTCATAGAATGCCCAACGTCTACGAACATCAGTTCCATCTGCAAGAGCAGATTTCAGTCCACCACCATTAGGGTTGTCTAATTGTCTAATTGTCAATGCATCATTAGAGATGGCAGTAACTTCATACTGTTGTCCATCTGCTTCTTGGAAGTACACAATGTCACCGACATTATACTTTGCACCACCATCACCAGCAGAACCGCCACCAGCGGATACGTTAACAGTAGTTGCACCAGCGGCAGGTGTTCCATCGACTTCACCAGCGCCGGATGTGAATGTTTCTTCATATGCGGTTGCGTTAGAACATAATGACACACCAAGTGAGTTACCATGTGTACCAGCAGTTCTTGCACCCCATTCACCACTAGAACCTTGTCCAGCGGAGTAGTTATTTAAATAATCTGTAGTATCCTTGATAAGTAAACCAGAACCACCACTTGTAGCATTTACAATGGCACTTTCTGCACGAACAACTCTGAGTGCGTTACCGTACTGCAAAAAGTTTGCAGCGGTGAACCATGTCTCAAAGTTACTTCCGTTTGGTTTACCGAAGACCTTCAGTAATTCTTGTTCCGAACTAATTGCAGTAATTTCACCTACAGGGCCCTTCTGGAATGCACCAGCAACGGCACCAATAGATGTTGCAACAGCAGGAACAACATTAGTAAGGTCTACTTCTTTAACAAGAACGCCAGGCGATAATTGAAAAGGCATCTTTGTTTCTCCTATTACTTTATATTAAAGTTGTTCACTTCTCATATATTTATCAATTCTTAGTTTTCAAAACCCATTTTTATATGCACCACTGCATATAAATAAAACTATGACACATTACAAACAATACAAGGAAACCATAAAAGAAGTGACAAAGAGAAACTATCGTAAGAGAGTAATCTGGGTCAATGAGTTCCTTGCAAATCAATCCTGTTGTAATTGTGGGGAAACTGAAACAGCTTGTCTTCAATTCTACCCACATAATTCTAAAATACGTTCTCTGTCTAAGCGTAAAGGTTTAAATGCACAATCACGACAAGAAGTTATAAAACTTATTGACCAATCTAAGATTGTGTGTGCTAACTGTTACCTTAAAATTGAAAACGACATTGTTGAGATTATATAGGGTTTTACCAATTTGTATCGTAGTTTCTCACGATAGGTGACCAACGTGTACCATATTCATCTACCATCTCACCAATGTTATTATCATCAAGTCCATCAGAGAAGAAACCGAATGGGGCCATGTCCTGTTCTAATTGATTTTGATGTTCTAAGAACATCTTTTCTCTAAGGTCAATGTCAGTAAGTTCTTTGAAATATTGTTGGTTTGTCATCCACGCAAACAACACACAACACATTGCAAGGTCATCTGTGTGTCCTTCTTCTGCCTGATATGACTGTCCATGTTGTACGAATGTAGATAATTCATCAATTAATTCATAGTCATTGATGACAAGTTTATCTGTTTCAACCATCTGTTTGAGGTTTGAACATCCTAGTGTCTTTACTGCCTTAGTTGTTCTTACACCAAGTTGAGCCTTACCACCAGAGAAACCTGCTCCAAGAATCTGACCAGCACGACCACGCATTGATGCCATAACTAGATTATCATATTCTAAGTCGTATTGCATCGCAGACGCAACCTGTTCACCGATATCATTTACCTCAATCATTACATACGCTTTGTTGTATCCTCTTGCGACTTGGTGAATAATTGTAGGAAACAATAGGGGTTTGATTTCGTTGTTACGATATTTTGCAACAATCTTATATGGTAATTGTGTTACGTCAAATACGAGAAATGCAGAGTAATCGTTGTTTGTTCCTCTTGCAACGTCCGCCACTAGTGCATATGTGTGTCCTTCTTTGGGGTTTTCATATACGTCAATACCAGCGTTTCGTTGAATTGGGTCATCATAGTGAAATGATTTAATCTTTGTAGGATGAATAAGTGTATTGACAGAACCTAAGAACTCACACTCAAATTCACGATTGAACTGTTCCTGTGAGGTGTTTGCAATAGTTTCTTCTTTCCACTTCTCATCTCGGCCTGGCACCTCTGACCAGTGAACCTCAATGGGAATGTAAGAGTTTCTTTCTGTCTCTGCGTCACTCCATAACTTATAGAATAGATTCATTCCGTTTGGTGTGGAAACAATAATCACCTTAGTTGTCTTACCAGATGAAATTGTAGGATACACAGAACTAAAGAAATCCTCTGCGACATTATGTGGCACGAATGCAAACTCATCCAAGAAAATCATGTTAAATGAACCACCACGAACCGCACTAGATGATGTGGATGACGCAACGATGCGTGACCCATTCTCTAAGTCTAGTGAACCTTTGTTCCAAGACATAACGCCTTGTTGTAACCATTTCGGTAGGTTCTCATACGCAAGTTGAAGTCTTCCAAGAATATCTCTTGCAGTTGCGGCCTTGTTAGCAAGGATTGCAACATTCATACTTGGGTTGAATAGAACGTAATGTAGGATATAGGATACGATTGTTGTTGTCTTACCAGACTGTCTGGGTAACTTACATATCGTAAATCTGTTACTGTGAATAGTTCCGACCATCTCTTTTTGAAATGGGAACATATTAAATGGAACAATCCCCTCATCCAAGGAAACAATCTTGATATAATTTTGACAGAAATACATGGGGTCTTCCATGCACTTCTTGTATTCAAGAATTTGTTCCTGTGTCCATTCGACAGGAACATTTGCTTTCTTTAGAAGGGGATTGCCAAGATAGTGGTTTGCATCAGTCATGCAAATATTTAGGTGTTACTTATTCACCGTCATCTGTGTTCTGGGCGGCAACGTGTGCTGCATATGCAGTTTTGACTGCATCAGTGTGAAACTGTGCAACCATTGCTTTCACATCTGCACTTTCATTGGATGAATCTGAGTCTGGTGCAACGGTGTGTCTGTGAAAACTTCTTGAAAGTTCTACACCGTCTTCTTCAATAATAGTAGCAGTTCTCACTTGAATATGTTTGAACTCGCCTACTACTTCAATTTTATCTTGTTCTGTACGTTTTGTAATCGCCATTATTTTTCTCCTTTTGTCCGCCCCTAGAATCCACTAGAGGTATAAAGTTATTTATGTTACGAAATATGCACCGCCAAAAGATACTTCAGTAGAGTTTTGAAAAATATCAACATTGACTGCCATAGTATTGTCGTTTTCTCTTTGAGCACTTCCATAAAGTCTGTCGCCGTTTGTGCGTAAACAAAAGAATGTTCCAGTTGATGCAAGGCTGGCGAAATACTGAACGCCAACGTAACCTTCTCGACCATTGCCTGTCACACTACCAAAAGGCAATCCATCTAAGTAATTTGTGTGAGCAGCACCGCTTATATTGTTGATAACAAGAACCCCTGTAATAAACACCATATTTCCAATTTTTTTATAATAACCAGCTTGAGTAGTGTATGTCGCACTACCTCCAACAGAAGGAGTCCATGTGCCTTCTTCATAATCGTCAAGCACATTTGCAGCTGCAGTGTCAGAACCGAATGTTATACCAGCGGTTGAGGTAATCTTACCAGTGACACCAAGAGTACCACCGACTGTAGAGTTACCAGTTAAGTTACCAGTTACATTACCAGTTAAGTTACCAGTTACATTACCAGCGATGGTATTACTTGCAGTAATATTACCAGAACCAGTTCTTGTTTGTATTGTATCTACTTTAATTGTTGACATATCTTTATCCTAATAAGAAAACACCAAAATGATTACCACCACCACCATTATAAACGGAAGTAGTTAATGCATGAACAATTACTTGAATATAATCATTTGCACTTAATTGTGTTACATAAAAGATATTTGCTGAATCATGAATCATATTAGTGGTTGAGGCCGCAAATCCCTCTGAGTTTGAAAGTTGTGAACCATTTACATGAAATTGAAGCATTAGTTTAGCATTAGCACCGTTAGTAAAAGCACTAGCGTGTAACGCATAAACGCCTGCAACTGGAACGGTTATTCTTCCATTACTACTATTGTAAGTCATTCCACCCTTGTTGAGTCTTTGTTGTCCAGCGGTCATATATGCGTCACTTGAAGCGGTCAAAGCGGTTTGCATATGTGCTGGTTGTTTTGACTTAGTAATCTGACCACCAGTATTTATAACTAATGCATCATTTTG